TGCGCCCATCCAGCCGCCGAAAGCGCGGCGGGCATTTTGTTCAGTTCGGCTTGGATTTCTTCGATGGTCATGGCGTGTCTCCCTGTGAGGTTCAGGCTGCGGGGCGGGACGCGGCATCGTCGTCTCTCCCGTTTGTCTGGATTGAATATGCCCGCACTAATTTTGCGCGTCAACCCCCTTGCGCAAAATAAATTCGCAGGTAATATGGCACCCATGGAAACAGCATCTGACATCATCAGCGCAGCGGGCCGGGATCGGCTGAAGGCCACATTCGGCGTGAAGGATCGCGTCTTGCAGATATACGCGGCGACGAACGTGCTGCCCGCTGCATGGTTTGACGCTCTGGAAAACATGACTGGCCAGACGCTTCCCCGGCACCTGTTCACATTCAAGGGAGCAGCCGAATGACCGACCTCACCTTCGCGACGATCCTGATCTTCGTTACGGTCTTCCTGGCCGTCCTTTGCGCCCTCGCGTTCTGGGCCTACGTCATAGACCGCAACCGGGGCCTGTTCGGCGATGCGCTGCCGCGCCATGTGGAGGATGACAGATGGGGCTGACCGAACAACTCAAGCCGTGCCCGTTCTGCGGGGCAGACGCACACTTCAGCCATCGCGAGGCATATTCGGTCGATAGCTCATTCGACTACGTGGGCTGCACCGAATGCGAAGCCATGATGCCCGGAGAAGTGCGGTCATGGAACAGCATGACGCGCGAATGGATGGACCACACGGCTGAGATGACCGCCGCATGGAACCGCCGCGCCGAGGCCCAGCCATGACAACCCCCGCCCGCAAAGCCGCGCTGCAATGGTTTCATGACCGGGGTGAGGTGCGCCTTACGCAAGATGGACGATTTAGCGAAGAGCCGACAAGCAACATGGTCGGCAGGATGATGACAGAAGGCCTTCTTGAAAGGCGGGCCATTTCACCGGGGGACGGACTTTACTCCCTCACCGACAAGGGCCGCCGCGCGCTGCACGGTGACGCCGCATGACCCATTCCGACACCGATCCGGCGGTCAATCCGGAGCCTCGCCTCCCTGTCAACTCCCCCGGCTTAACGGCTGGGGGTTTTTCCGACAAGCTGCGCGTCCTGGACCTGTTCAGCGGTATCGGCGGATTCAGCCTCGGCCTTGAGCGCACGGGCGGCTTTGAAACCGTGGCGTTCTGCGAAATCGAACCATTCCCCCGCCGCGTGTTGGCGAAGCATTGGCCGGAGGTGCCCTGCTATGACGATGTTAGAACCCTTACCGGCGCAAGGCTCGCTGCCGATGGAATTGCCGGTATCGACGTCATCACCGGAGGATTCCCATGCCAAGACCTCAGCAGCGCGGGCCGACGCGCTGGCCTCGGAGATGGAACGCGCAGCGGCCTTTATGCCGAAGTCCTTCGATTGGCTTGCGACATACGACCTAGGTTCATCATCTTGGAGAACGTCGCAGGCCTGCTTAGTGGCCCTAGTGAACAACCAGGGCAATGGTTTGGCCGAGTTCTCGGGGACTTGGCCTGCATCGGGTATGATGCGGAATGGGAAAACATACCGGCGGCAGCCTTGGGCGCTCCCCATCGCAGGGAGCGTGTCTGGATTGTGGCCTACCCCGCGAAAGTCGATGATGCCGAACTCAAAGGCCTTCATTGCAGCGGGCAAGATAGACTCCCTGGTGACGATGGTTCAATTTTGGCCGACCCCGACAACCTGCATGAGCAAGGGCAGCAGTCCTGCGGCACTGACCCGCAAGGATGGGCGCGATCGGTCCTCAGACCGCTTGGATCACGCAGTTATGGCAACAGATGGTGGGAAGTTGAGCCCGACGTGGGTCGAGTGGCTCATGGGGTTCCCGACCGGGCACACCGACTTGCAGCCCTAGGCAACAGCGTAGTCCCGCAAATTCCTGAACTGATCGGTCGCGCCATCCTGCAAGCGAGGCAAGCCCAATGACCCCCGCCGAAGCCATCCGCCGCTGCGCCACGGTGGCCGAGTGCCACGCGCTGCGGGCCAGCCTGGGCGAGATGAATAGCGCGACCTACATGGCGCTGTTGATGCGGATCGAGGCGTTGAGGAAGAAAGAGGGGGCCTAAGCCCCCTCGATCAGATCGGCGGTTCGTCGTCTTCCTCGACTGGCACATCCTGAGGCTGGATTGGCGGTTCGTCAGCCTTGGCTGCCAGTTGCTTCAGTTCATCCATGATGACGTTTGCGCTGGGCCGCATTTGCGGGTTGGCCTTGAACCATGCTCGGAACGCCTCGGCCCCACCCTTTGCGGCTTCCCGAGCGGCGGCTTGGTGCTTCTCGTCAATGACCGGAGGTTCGTCGTCAGCAGCCCGCGCCAGAACCTTCACCTTATGCGGCGCGCGGTTCTGCTTGGTCATCGTCAGCATGAATACCTTTTCGACGTCAATGTCTGACAGATGGCTGATCCTGATTCCGCCGACTTCAAGGCCGCCCCACTTCACCTTGGGGTCACGGTAGAGCGTCATGCTGCGCCCGATATAGGCCCGCGCGTCCGCCCCCCATGCTTGCACCAGAACGCGGCTCATGGACTTGCAGGGGCGATACACCTTCACATCGCCTTTGATGTGGATCGAGACAGGCTGTTCAGTGCCGCCCTGGATCGACACGTCGCTGATCGTGATCGTGCGGGGTCCGCCGATCAGGTCATCGGCGTTCCACTGGTCGGATTTCGGGATTATTACTTGGCTCATGTCTTTCATGACGTTTCTCCTTGCTGCCGCCGGTCAATCTCGCGACGGGCGTTCCATTTCAAATCTTCTTCCATGCCTTCTTGCCGAAGCATCCACCCAAGGAATCCTGCTTCCACATCGGACCACGGCTTGCCTTTGAATTTCCCGATGGGGCAGTTTGGCAAAAGCCGAGGTTCTTTGGTCCACGCAACCATTTCTTTGCCGGTGGCTCCAGTGTTCAGAAGTGCGGCAAGAATATGGGCGGTAGTATAGGCGTCAGGCCCGGCACGGTGCGCGGGCTGGGTCAAGTCGTGTTTTGGCTTGATCAATCCCTGATCTTCCAGCCAGTAGCGCAAAGCCCCGTTGCTGTGGCTAGGCGCACTAGGCCAAACGCGCAACGCTGCTTTGTAAGTGCAGATCACAGGAAGGGTGCATCGGATGAATTTTCCCTCAAAGTCTGCGTTGTGCGCGGCGATTACCGCAGGCCCGTCATAAAGCCTGAACTCGTCAAAAGCTGGCAGGCCTGCGCATTCCGCAAAGGAGATGTGGTGAACCGCGCGCACCTCTGGTGGCATTTCCTTGACGCCACATAGCCAGCTTACTGGATCAGTAATCTCACGGGACTCCGCGTCAATGTCGCAATATCCCACTTCGCAGACTTCTGCTGGCGGCTCCCATCCTGTCGTTTCAAAGTCAATGACCCGAACGATTGTCATGCTTCTTCTCCAATGTGCATTTCTTGTTCGACCACCCTTTCGGTCTGGGCATACCCATGCGCCTTCACGTTGTGGTCATAGGCCGTGAGGGCAATCTCAAGCTTGTCTTCAAATTCCGTCGCCGCGATGATGATAGCCTCCTGCATGTCGGCATCGGCAAAGACGCGGGAAACGAACATCGGCAGTCCGCCGCTGTAGCTGATGAAGTCCACCCACTCGCGGCCCGTCACCAGCAAGCCGGTCTGGATTTGCAGAGCATATTCGTCCGGCACTTCGCCGGTCGCGATGGCCTGCACCTGAAACTTCTGGCGGCGGCTCTTGATTTCGATCAGTCCGTCCTCACCCACCAGCCCATCCGGGCTATACCCCAGCGTGAAGCCCCACTGGTCATTCGTCACAAAGCCGACTTCCTCGACCGGCGCATACCGCTTGGCATACAGGTCACGCGCCCGAATCTCGTCTTCCCAGCCACGCAGCATCTCGTCGCCGATGTAGGACGGCTCAACATAGCCGCTGATGCGCTGGGCCGCCAATTCCCAAAGGTGCGCGCGGCTCTTGTCATTGGCCGCCATCTTCAAGGTTGGCGTCAGGATCAGCTTCATCTCTGATGCCGTCAGAAGACCGCGCCGGGCGTTGTGCCACTCCTCGCTGCCTTGGATCAGGTCGGTGTGATAGGTTATTGCCATGTCCGCCTCGCGTTGCTAAAGTGTCTTGACAATACAGGATTGTAAATACCATGGCAAGAAAGAACTGGATGCAAATCCGCATGGCGGACGATGAGATTGCCAAGGCCCATGCTGTTGCCCGCGCGGCTGGCGTCAGCTTGTCGGACCTTGTGCGGGGATGGCTATCGCAACAGCCTCTGCCCCTGACCGCGCAATCCCAGCCCGGCCACCCTGACGCCGCACAGCCTCAAGAAACCTGACCTGGGCGTCTGTCGGCTGGCCGATGGCTGACTTGCATTCAATGGCCACAAACACGCCATCCGGCGCTATGGCAATGATGTCGCTGGACCCGACGCATAGGCCGAAGCGGATGGGCCTTCCTGATCGGTCGGGCAGGACGCCTGTATTCTGGCGCCACGCCAAACAACCAGCCGCCGACAGCGCGATCAGGCAGGCGTTAACGATGTGGCTTTCGGACTGACGCTGCGCTTTGCGATCACCAGACATTGCTTTTCCTCTCTGATTACAATCCGCACGTCTTCCACCGTGAAGCCCTGCGCCCGGCACCATGCCTTAGCCTCGGCCCTGCCTTCGTCGCTGGCATCGGTGGCGAAGATGACCCAACCTGTGGTGATCATCTGACTATCCCGTGCCGCGCGAATACTTTTGTCCTTAGAGCCGTCAGCGAAACTGAGGAAGCCTTGTCGTATAAAACGCCTCCAACATGCCAAAACTTTTGGCCGTTTATAG